CAATTCTGACTAAATCATTCAAGTCACCTAGTTCTTTAGGATATTTATCTCTATTTTCTTTGTCAATAGATTCTAGATACTTTTCCCATCTTACATCTAATTTAGTTTCATTAAAAAACTTACCCCACATAAAGATTTCCTTTCCTCTTCTTAATTTCTCCATCATCTTCTTTTTACCAGTGGTATCATTATCAAACATATAACGTATTGTAGGAATTTCATCAAATTCCTCAGTAGATCTCCCGGCCGTTGCTAGTCCAATACTGTTTTGCATAAACATCGCATCAATAGGTCCCTCAAACATAGTTACTTGTCTTTGTAAATCAACACGTAAAATACCAAACAATGTTGATATTTTCTTAAGACTTATTAATTCCTCAATAGAAACTCCAATATCTTTTTTCATCTCTTGATATATTTTCTCAATATCGTAAGTTAAATATCTTGCGCTTTTATATTTTGAAAGAGCTCTTGTTTGAAATCCAATAACTTTATTATTAGGGGCAACATTGAGAACTACCATTCTTTTATCCTTAGGAGAATACATGAAGTTTTCAAGTTTGTGTGATAACATTCTACCTCGTAGATAAAAGTAACCTGGATCTCCAGTTTCTATTTCTTTGAATCCGAAATATTTTATGAGATCTTCTCGAGTAGGTGCTAAGTCATATATCTTTTTAAATACGTCGTGCTCTAATACCTCAACTGATTCTGCTGAAATCTTATGCTCTTGTATAAAATCAATAACTTTAATAGAATCTTCACGGTCTTTAAAACCGACATGATGATCTTTCAATAAACTATAGACATCGCCATGTTGGCTACAGTTGAAGCAGTGGAATTGTAAACTATCCCAGTATATACTTCCTCTTTTTTTGTAAGTATCTGTAAAACTATCACCGCAATAAGGGCATGCCAGACTCAAACGGCCTGGCATTTCCTTAAGCATTCTTTTATTAGGGTCAGTATGTTGCGTCGTTACGACTTGCTTTACTAGACTTCTAATTTTAGATTTTAATGATTCGTCTATCTTAGATATCAAGGTCATTCAAGAAAGAATCTAGATCGTCGCTGCTATCCGCTGAAGCTGCTGGCGATGGATTAGTATCTATTTCTGTATCTGTGCTTCCAACTGCTTCTGCTACTTTAGCTTTCTGCTTCGGTGCTGGTTTTGCTTTAGGTTTTGAAATAACTGCGTCCATTGAACTACCTGGATTTAAGTATTGTCTTAATATACCGTTAACAAAGTCTCTTGCGTCTCCATCCCATGCTTTATATTCATAAGGCTCTAATGATGGTGCTGCTTCTAATTCAGCTTTAATAACTGTCATAGATTCTTTGTTTCTTTCTGCTGGTTCTCCTTCTACTGAAATTGCTGAGCGACTTGCTGAGAATTTAGATTTATCGTAGTTGTTATATTCACCTTGTCTTGTAATGATTAACTCAAAGTTTTTACCTTCGAATAAATCGAATACTTGAGTTGGTTCACCAAATGCAGGTTTTAATTCCTCATCGATCTTTTCTTTGATCTTGTAACCGAACTTATATACCATATATTGGCCTTCCATTGCTGTGTTTTGAGGATCTTTAACTACTTTAATAAGTGCGTAGTATTGTTCACGTCTTTTTAATTTCTCACTCATTTTACGGTCTACTGCTGAATCACTATTACGTAATTTGAAGAAAGATTCCGCAATTGGGCAAGTTTCTCCAACAGAGCTAGGTGAATCGACTAATCGACCATTACCTGATGCATCTGTTAACCAGTGTACATATTTTTTAACTAATGAGTTACGTGGATTTGCTGGATTAGGAACAAAACGTATTAATGCTTTGTATGTCCCATCTTTACCTTGGTCTGCACTAGGTTTATAGATTACATCCGTTTTTGCTTGTTGTTCGTGTGTGTCGACGTCTGAGACGCCTAAATTGAAAATGTCAAATTCTGCCATGTCTTTAATTCTTTTAATTTGTTAATTCGTTAAACTTTAAATTCTTTGATCGTTAATTCTTTCGGTACCTTTAATAAACTTTCATGGTTTATACTTGAAAACTATTAAAAGTTTCAAATATATTCAAACTATATATCAAATTTATATATAGATCCTTTTTCGTCAACGAAGTCTTTACCATCGTCTGATATACTAAGCCCAGCTTTCTTTAATATCTCTAAGCTTTCTTTTTTTGTTATTCGGTTTGTTGAGACCATTAAGTCTAAAGTACTTTTTAAGTTCATAAGTTCATATGGGGATATCTCTTCGTTATACATTATTATTTATTATTAAATTTATTTAGATGGTTATGAAACTTTCCAGCCAGATGACAGTATAAGTTAAGTCTTTAAGTCTGAAAGTTAAATCTGGTCCAAGGACTGAACGTAAGAGTTCAAGAAATATGCATCGACTAAATCATCAAAGGGCTTTGGAATCTTAGTTGTTTCGCCGATTTCATTAACACAAAAAAGAAGGAAGTCAGAGGCTCTAACAATCTCATCAGTTCCAGTTCCGCCTTCAATAAAGACTTTCCATAACTGAGACTTATTCATGTTACCTTTTCCAGCATGCTTTTTGATAGTTGAAGGTGCAACAGTTTCTATTGTTATTGGATTAAACTCTTCAAGAATCTTTAGTTTAAGGATTGCAGCGCCTGCTGCCATATCAATAATGTTATTAGTTCCTTGTTTAGATCCAAACGAAGTTCCTTCAAAAGCAAAAACAAATTGAGTTTCTCCTTTAGTATGTTCTTTAATAATATTTATGATATCGTTCGCAGAAGTGATATATCTATTGATCTTACCTAATTCAACTGAAGAATAAGCGCCAACATTAGTGAAATCTGGTTGTTCTTTTAAAGTAACATCAGATAATAGACTCAAATCTTCTTGAGTCCTTTGATCTTTTTTAGTTCCGGATTTTGGTTTTAAATAAGATATGAAATGATATTTGTCTTTAAATATACAAATACCTGGTGAATTTAGTGAAAAATCAATTGTAACGTAAGTCATTTATAGAGCTTTACCGATAGCAGAACCTAAAGCAGCTCCAACTAATCGTGAGGTTAACATATCATAAAATATACCTTTTTGAATACCCATTACTTTAGCAACAGTTTTACCAATGGTTTTACCAAGAGCGAATCCTGTTAAACCTCCGAATATAGAACCAAACATACCTTCATTTGTCATTTCAGTATTAAGTCTTTCTATATTAAAAGTTCCGTCTTCGTTCTTGTATTCCTTTGCAAATTCTTCTAAAGCAGCATCTACCTTTTCCTCAAGCTCATCAGTCCACTCAGTCTGTAATGACTCTTGTAAAACCTGAAGCTCTTCATTAGTGATATCTGCATCTTCCATGTAATCTAAAAATGTTTTCATATAGTATATATCTTAATCTATTTCTAATACTAAATTAAACTTGTTATAATAAAAGTTTAATGTAAACGTATTAAATTCTGCAATGTTAGAACTCATGTTAAGTTCTAGTTCAGTTATTGAATTCATTATTGGTTTCTCAAAAACAGCACTCATTATATGAATACCCTCAGCATCCATTATTTGAAGCTTAAGATCTTCTAGAAATGGCTTCCTGTTTGTTTTTGAATAATAATACAAAAGAGTATCTTGCATTATCCAATAGTTAATATAACCGTCTAATAATTGCATTTCAACTGTAAATTGTCTTTCAATTGTATTTTGTATTGGTATTGAACCTCTATGATACGTTGTAGTTCCATCATTAGGTGCTTGTTCAATAGGATCAAAGCTAATCCCAGGAACTGACATGCCCTGTATTGAATAATTTACAAAATCAATAGGTTCTGTCATTAAACTACCTGGCATTCTATTCAAGTACTTCTTGTATTTATCAGCTACTTCAGTTGGGATAAAATTACGAGGGAACTTAAAATTGAATAAGTTATTTCTGCTATTTAGTATCATTATATAATGTTTACTTTACCGTGATATAATAAAGACTCAGTTACACCATTCTTTAAATTAATGTAAAATTTATCTTGATTAACA